CAAAAACTTTATAACAGTTTCCTGGTCGATGCTAGACTCAACAATATTGATATTGCTGTTTTTGTGCATGACGATGTATATGTTAATACGAGGGATTTACGAACTCGTTTACTGGATAGTGCGAGACATTACACTGTGTTTGGGCTTGCTGGTGCTACTTCTTGTAAAATCGGTAGCCCGGCTTTATGGCATCTTATGTCGAAGAGGGAAGATCAGAGAGGTTGTGTAGCTCATGGTAATGAAAAGTCTTATATGTATACTTCTTTTGGCCCTGTACCGAGTAGATGCTTAGTGATAGACGGTGTATTCATTGGTATTAATATCAAAGAGCTACCTGAAAATGTGAAGTTTGATGAATCATACCCATCTAAGTTTCATTACTATGATTTAGACTTCTCACTTGAATGTAATAGGAACAGTGTTAAAATAGGTGTTGTGGATATACCTATCATCCATCAGAGTCCCGGTTTAACTAAACCAGATAACGAATTTTACAGTGGTCAAGAATATTTTATAAACAAATGGAAGAAATAGAAAGATTAAATTTAGATTATTATGAGCAAGTACTCATATATAAAAGTCTTACTGATGAAAGGTATCTAGCTCAAATTATTGATCATGTACAACCTGAATATTTTAACGATAAAAATATTAAAAAAATATTTACGTTAATTAAAACCTTTTATGTAAAGAGACAAACATTACCATCTATAACTGAACTTAAATCATACTTAATAAATGATGATTTAAAGCATAGTTTTGCTAACGTAGTTAAGAATTTTAAGGATATTGATAGAGATTTTAATAATGATGAACTAGTACATAATACAGAAAGATTTTTAAAAGAAAGAGCAATTTATAATACTATGTTGGCTGTAGCAGAAGATATATCTTCTGGTAAAGTTGATACAAGTTATATTTTAGACTCATTTGAAAAGAGTTGTAATGTTGATCTAAAGAGTGAAATAGGTCTAGACTTGTATGAAGATATTGATATACTAGTTGATGAGATTAATACTGACCAACCTACAATACCATCAAAGTGGAAATGGTTAGATGATAAGTTGGATGGTGGTTTCTTAGAAAATGGTAGAGCGATATACGTTTTTGCTGGTGAAACGAATGTTGGTAAGTCTATTTTTCTAGGTAACATTGCATGCAATATTGCAAGTCAAGGTAAAACTGTTTTACTTATATCTTTAGAGATGTCAGAAATGATGTATGCTAAAAGATTATCTTCAAGTATAACAAATATACCGATGCGAGAAATGAGAAACGATTCTAATACGTTAAAGCATCGTATACAGCAGCATAGTGTTAATAATCCGAATGATAAAATTATTATTAAAGAGTACCCGCCTAGTACTATAACATCGCAGCAAATTCAAGGATTTGTACGTGAATTACATAATAAAGGTATTAAGCCAGATACAATTGTATTAGATTATTTAAATCTGTTAAAGAGTGATATTGGTACTAATTCATATGAAAGAATAAAATATGTTACTGAAGAGATTAGAGCTTTAAGCTATGTGTTTAATTGTCCTATAATTTCAGCTACTCAATTAAATCGATCTGGTTATGATGAGGAGAATCCTGGATTAGATACTATATCTGAATCGATTGGAATGGCAGCAACTGCTGACTGTATTATAAGCGTATTTCAAAACGATGAAGATAAAGAACTTGGCATTGTTCGTTTGGGTATGATGAAGAATCGTTTTGGACCTAATTACGGGGTACAAGCCATGCGAATAGATTATAATACATTAACGTTAAGTGAAGATGAAACTATTCAGGATTGCGGTGATACAGATCTAGGTGGTATATCAAATGCTTTAGGAATGTTGAGTAATTAAAAGTGGGAACTAAATAAAGTAAATGCCTAAAATACACGTATTTACTGACGCTGACTTAGACGGAGCTGGCTCTTTTTTAGCTTTAAAACTAGCATATAAAAATGCTGATATATCTTATAGTGTAACCACAGAAAAGAATTTTAGAGAAAATATACTAAATTGGCAACTTAAAGATAGCTTTAAGAATTACGATACAGTTTTTATATGTGATTTAAATATAAAAAATGATATAGCTTTAATTGATAGAGATAACGTAGTTGTATTTGACCATCATGCAGAACATGTAAACCATTTAGATGAATATGTAAGAGCAAAAGCTATTGTAAAAGAGTATCCATCGTGTACATTATTAATGTATCATTCTCTGAAGTTAAAGGAAAAGATAACAGATCATCAAAAGCTTTTAATTAATTTTATTTCTGATTACGATAGCTATGTATTAAAATTTCCACAAAGTCGATCACTTAATCAAATCTTTTGGAACTATACTGGTGATCGTGTACAGAAATTTTTAATAGATTTCGAAAACGGTTTTTATGGTTTTAATCAATACCAAAAAAATGCATTAAAAATTGTTGAAAAAAATATTGAAAACTATTTTAAAACTCAAGCATTATATAAAGGTAACTTAAAAATATCCGGTAAAGATTATAATGTAATGGGAGGTTTCTTTTCTTTCAGTCCTAATGAAATTGCAGAAAGAGCTTTACATGAAAATAATGCCGATGTTATTTTATTAATAAATTTAAAGTCTAAAACAGTTTGTTATAGAAAATCTAAAACATGTGATTTAGATGTTGGTAAATTAGCTGAAAAGTTAGCAGGTGGTGGTGGTCATGAAGCCGCTGCTGGATCTTTGTTAAATGATACTATAATTAATATTACCAAACTACTACAACCAATATGTTAGAACCACCACCATATCATTCTATTGAAAATCAAGAGTTTTTACATTCATTTTATTCTTTCTGTACTTTCGTTGCTTTAATAAACGGTAAAAAATTAAACTACGCTACTGTTTTCCTTAAACTACTAGAAAGTGAATCTTTATTAAATTTATTTAAATTGTATATAAATGAAGATAACAATTTTAGTGCTCTTCAAAAATTTATTCAAACAGAACCTTCAATTACAAAAAGTAAGTATATAACAAAATTTCTTAATAAATTTGATAAAAATGCATTTCAGCAAAGATCTTTATTATAAAGTTAACATTATAGTATGACAGAATTCGAAAAAATAATATACAATACATTTTTAGAGACTAGTAAAAAGGTAAATAACAAACCGGTAAGATATAGAAAAGATTTTACTAAATTTGAAGCAAGTGAAAACTATATTTATATCAATAAATTATCTGCATTCTTTACTAAATTTAAACATATAAATGTAAAAGATTTTTTTGAAGCTCCTTATTTTGTATATGATGAAAATTATTTCGATTTAAAATTTTATTGCTCCCATAAAGCAATAAAGACTTATACAGCATATAATGATAATTATATTTTAAATAACCCTGATGATCCTAATACTTTACTAAAATTAAAAGAGTCTATTAGTTTTATATACGATTTCTGTAAAAGTGAAAATATTAAACCACAACAATATATTAACCATATTGAAGGTAATTATAATAGCTTCTTTAAGCATATAAAAGAAAGAAGTATTAACTTTTACATCATATTTAGTTTCCCTGGTATTGACCAAATTTTAAATAATTATGATAATGAGATAAAGGGTATGTTCAGTTCTAACTTTTCTAAAATTAACTATTTACGAACAAAATTTTACGCTAGCGGTAAAGCAAAAAAAATAATTAATAAATTTAAAGAATACGTTGAAACTCGATAGTTGTATAGTATAATATTGTTATGAGTATAACAAGTTCAATGTTCGATAGTATTAAGTCTGCTCTAGCGACAGACAATGAAAGCAATAAAAGTGGGTATGCTGATATCCTTAAAACTCCGGTAGGTAATACATTTACTGTAAGACTTCTACCAGATGGTAAGAATCCTCAAAATACATTTTTTCATTATTTCCAGCATGGTTGGAATAGCTTTGCAACTGGTCAGTATACCAGTGCATTGTCATTGCAGACGTTTGGTGAAAGAGACCCGATTGCTGAAGAAAGGTATAAGATTCTACGAACTGGTTCTGAAGAAGAAAAAGAAAAGGCGAAGGCAATTATGCGTTCTGAGAAATGGTTAGTTAATGTGTATGTCGTTAACGATCCGGTTAACCCAGAAAATAACGGTAAGGTAAAGATTCTTCGTTATGGTAAGCAAATTCATAATATTATTATGGATGCGATCGAAGGTGAAGATGCAGCTGATTTAGGTCCACGTATTTTTGATCTAGGACCTAATGGTACTAATTTTAGAGTTAAAGTTGAGAAGCAAGGTGATTACCCGACTTATGTATCGTCTAAGTTTGCAATGCCATCAGCAATTGACGGTGTTAATGATAATAATATGCAAAGTATCTATGATGGTACAATTGATTTACCATCAGTATTTACTGCTAAGAGTCCAGAAGATCTTAAAGTTATGTTAGATGATCATTTTTATTGTAATGAAGGTGGATCAACTAATACTACTAGTGATGTGAATAATGTACCTGAGAGCTATAATTCATCTACCCCAGTTGTACAGACATCAGTCCCAGAACCAGTATCAGCTCCATCTTCAGGTAATCAAACAAAGGAAAATGAAGATGAAGTTCTTAAGGAATTACTTGCTGGTATTGATCTATAATGAGTGATCAACCTCCAGAATCATTTGAAAGACAATTATCGTCACAAGAAGAACGAGATGTGTTACTCAATTTTATGGGTAACACATACGGTGAAATTAAAAAACTTGATGGTAACATTGTAGGTGCGTCTTCAACTCTTCAAGCTACAAAAAGTGAAGAAGTTAAAAGACACATTGAAAAGGTATTTAATGAACCTCATTCTCAAGTTCAGCAACCTCAAGTTCAGCAAGCACCAGTCCATCAACCTCAAGTTCAGCAAGCACCAGTCCATCAACCTCAAGTTCAGCAAGCACCAGTCCATCAACCTCAAGTTGAACTAGTTCAGCAACCAGATATAGATCAAAATCAATTATCATTTAATTTTGACGTAAATGAGAAAGAGGAATTATTTGAATTAGTTAATAAAATGTTAACTAGGTTGGATAAATTAAATCGTAAAGTTGATATATTAACTGATTTAGCCCATCAACCTCGTTTAGTAAAAAAAAAATCAATCAATCGAAAAAAAGCAGTTAAAGCAACTAAGGAACTATAATATAATACAGAGTATATATGATTTTATTAAAAATAAAAAATAAAAAAGACTTTATCAATAGTTTTTTAGGTTCTATATCAAACTTAAATGATATGGGTATATTAACAGTTACTGCTGATTCATTAACGTGTATATTAGCATCAGCTGATGCAACTATTGTTTGTAAATCTACAATTAATGTAGAATGTGATATGCCGCAGGATTCAATTACTTTAAATATACCTGATATTAAACGATTAGTTAGAGTTTTAGATATATTACCAGATCAATCGATTGAATTAAAAATTGAATCTAATAATATTTCATATAATAAAGGTGGTTATAAATTTAAATACCATCTACTTGATGATGGTATTATTAAACAACCTAATCTTAATATGGAAAAGGTTGGTAAGCTTAATTTTGATACTACCTTTAAAGTTAAAGAGCAAAATCTTAGTACTTTATTTAAAGGCAGTTCATTTACTAGTGAAACTCATAAATTATATATATTTCAAGAAGAGCAAGATAAAATTATTGGTGAGCTAGGAGATAAAAATAGACATAATACAGATAATTTTGTTTGCGAGTTATCAAATGAAACTGAAGGTAGTATGATAACCAAACCGTTACCATTAAACTTTGAATCATTTAGATTGATTAACTTTAATGGTTGTAGGGAAATGATTTTTAACGTAAATCAGGAGATGGGAGTATTGACTTGTTCTTTTAATAAAGGGGATACATCATTGATTTATATAATTTCAGCTCTAATTAATTAATATGCAACATACGAATTGGTCAGAACATAAAGTTAAAAATAAAATTAAAACTGCAGGTTATTTTATAAAGCGATTAAAAGATAATGGTTTTGTAGTTTTAAAAATGTTTAATGCATATAGTCAAGTTGATCCCCGTAGGTGGTCAGTTTTGATTGATCCAGGTTATCATTCAGTATACGTTACTTGTTTTACAAATAAAGATGAAAAAAACGAAGTATTATTTGAATTTGATGATGGTGGTAATAGATTCAAAAAAGGGTTTTATTTAAAGACCGATAGCATTGAAGTAGTTGTTAATCTTTTAATTGAAAAAGGTGTAAATAACGACCCATCAAAAAATCCATTCAGTAAGACTAAATAAGTATATGGGAGACGAAACTCCAAAAAAGAGAGGTAGACCTAAAAAGGTAAAAATTGAGTCTGTGTCTCTCTCTGCAGTAGATACATCTAATAATGATATACAAAATGTTATTAGAGATGCTTTACGTACAATTATAATCGAGAATAGTGAAATTAAAAAGGATGAAGAAACTATCGAAGCGATGACCTCGACTTGCTCGGAGTTTATGAAGAGTTTTATTATTATGGGATATGATCTCAATGATAATGCAATTGCTCCGATATTTTACGCAAAGTCAGACATGGAAGCAGATGCTTTATCTCATTATATGCAGCAGTATTTTATGTCTTCGATGAAACAACAGCATTGATTTTCATATATTGTATGTTATAATATATGTATGAAATTATTAGTATTAGGTAAAGGCTTTATATCTGAATATCTCGTTAAATATCTTAACGGATCTGAGCATTCAGTTGATTGTTACTCTAAAGAAGAGTTAGATTATTCAGATGATATAGTCTTATATAATAAGATTGTAGATCAAGCAGATTTTGGTGAAGCTTTCGGCAACGGTTATGATGTTATTATTAATACTGCAGGGTTTACAGGAAGCCCTAATGTAGATGAATGCGAGTCAAGAAAAGCTGAATGTTTTGACTTAAATGTTAAGTTACCAAAAACGATTGAAAGTGTATGTAAAGCAACAGGTGTTAAGTTTATAAATGTAAGTTCTGGTTGTATATATACCGGATATGATAAAGACTATACAGAAGAGGATGAACCGAATTTTGGTATGTATAACAGCGAGTCAAGCTTTTATAGTAAGACAAAGCATGCATGTGAGTTAACTCTAGATAATGATTTTACGAATACCATTCGTATTAGAATGCCGGTTACTAGTAAAGATGACCATAAAAATTTACTTACTAAATTAAACAAATACGATAATATTATTGACTTCAGGAATAGTAAAACTGATGTAGTTAAATTATGTCAGTTTATTGAAGTAGTAGTAGAGAATTTTAAGCCAGGTATATATAATGCAGTACATAATAAGACTCTTACAACGAGAGAGGTTACAGAGATTATGGCAGAGTACGGTTTACAGAATGATAATTGGGAGTTTATACCATATGAAGATTTAGATATTCAAGCAAATAGAAGTAATTGCGTATTAGATAATAGTAAAGCAAAGAGGGACTTTGATTTTGATTTCGGAGATGAAGAATATTATATTCGTCTTAATTGCGCGGTATTACAACAAAAATAATATGGCAAGAAAAGGTATAATTTTAGCTGGCGGTAATGGTACGCGTTTATTCCCATTAACTCACAGTATCTCAAAACAAGTATTACCGGTATACGATAAACCGCTACTACTGTACCCGATACAAACGGTATTGGATGCTGGTGTAGATGAAATTATATTTATTATCAAACCCGATCAGTATTATAATTTTCAGGGGTTAATTAGTAAGCTTAAATTACCAGTTAAATCTAGGATTATAATGCAGGTAGAACCTGATGGTTTAGCGCAAGCATTTATTTTAGCAGAAGAATATATTGAGGGTCATTCAGTTGTATTAGCTTTAGGGGATAATATCTTTTACAGTGATACATTAAATGAGGATCTTGCAAATATCTTACCTAATGAGAATATTATATTTGGATATGAAGTTAATAACCCGAATGCATACGGAGTTGCTGCTTTTGATGATGATGGTGTGTTAATTGATGTTGTTGAAAAACCAGTTAACGCTCCCAGTAATTACGCTATACCAGGTTTATACTTCTTTGATGATACAGTTATTGAGAAAGCAAAGAATTGTAAGAGAAGTAATCGCGGTGAATACGAAATCGTCGATGTAATTAAACAGTATATAGCAGAGAAAACTATTAGCATTTATAAATTAGATAAAGGGGCTGCGTGGTTTGATTGCGGTACTATTGACGATTTACTAGATGCTGGTAATTTTGTAAAAGCTATACAAACGAGAACAAATAATAAAATTGGGTATTCAAATAAGAAATGATGAAAATTGACATTAAAAATATTTTAGTAACAGGAGGTTATGGATTTATCGGAGGTAATTTTATCCGGTTTATTAAAGATAACTTCCCTCAGCATCGAATTGTATGTTTAGATAAAAATGGATACGCTTCTAATAAAAAATATGTAGAGGGGTTATGCGATAAAGAATATAAATTTGATTTAGTATGTAACAAGAAGCTAAATATGCTATTTGAGACAGAAGATAAATTTGACTATATATTCCACTTCGCAGCAGAGTCTCATGTAGATAATAGTATTAAAGATCCCTCTATTTTTATACAGTCAAACGTTGTAGGTACGCAAAATTTACTTGAATGTTTCCGTAAAGCAAAATATGGTAAAATGGTACATATTAGCACTGACGAAGTATACGGACATTTAGGGTTTAACGATCCTTCATTCTTAGAGTCGACCCCAATTAACCCTCGTTCTCCCTACGCTGCTAGTAAGGCATCAAGCGATCTCTTGTGTATGGCATATATTAATACCTTCGATTGTAATATTAGTATTACTAGATGCTGTAATAATTATGGACCTAATCAGCATAGTGAGAAATTTATACCGACTATTATAAAATCTCTTAGTAAAAATAAGAAAGTACCAATTTACGGAGAAGGGCTTAATATACGCGAGTGGGTACATGTACATGATCATAATTTAGCTGTATGGGCAGTCGCAACGAATGGTAAACCTGAAGTATATAATATCGGTTCTGGCGTTGAATTAACTAATATTGAATTGGTTGATAAAATCTGCAAGATAATGGATAAGGATTTAGATAAAAGCGCAGTATTTGTTGAAGATCGGTTAGGTCATGATTTCCGTTATAGTATTGACTGCAGTAAAATACAAGAAGAGTTATTATATGAGCCGCTATATACAGACTTCGATGAGCAGTTAAAAGAATTAGTTAAAGAGTATGTTTAAACAAAAAATAAAACAGGGTAATATATATGCGGTTCATCATGGTGATTATGCTGGTCAAATGATTGTATATATTATGCAAGATAAAAAGGAACAACGATATAATTTTCTTGCGTTACCCGATATGAAAACATTAAAAATTAAGCAAACAGACTTTGATGAAGGTATGTCAACTGGATTGGTAAAATTCGTTGAGAAATCACCTAAACATGTTGTAAAAGTTATTGTTGCGCAGTATAAGAAAAACGAAAAACTATGAGTAAAATCTTGAGCATAGATGGAAATAATCTCGTGCATCGCGTATACTATGTAGCTAATAATATGCCGCATAAGTCTGAGTATTTACATGTATATATGTTTTTAAATAGCGTTAAAAGCTATGTTGAGATGTATAGACCAGATAAAGTATACTGTGTTTGGGATGAAAAGCTTGTTTATAAACCAAATAAGCGTCTAGAATTATTACCTGAATATAAGGGTAATAGAGATAAAGAAAAAGGTAGAGAAGTACATACTAAAAACGGTTTAATTAAAGAGTTATTACAATCAATTGGTATCCCATCTATACTTCCGCTAGAATATGAAGCAGACGATGTTATTGCTATCATAGATGATGTTATACCTCACGATAGTCATGTAGTAGTTACAGTTGATAGAGATTTATGTCAGTTAATTACTAATAAAACTGTTGTATATGATGCAATTCGTAAGTTTGAGATTAATTTAAGTAACTTTGAAGAGAAGCTAAAGTATAATAAAGAGCAGTTTGTAAGAGTTAAAGCTATAACTGGAGATAAGAGTGATAATATACCAGGTATTAAGGGGTTTGGTAAAAAGAAGATTGAGAAGTACTTTAATAATGAAGTAGACTTTACTGACGGTGAAAGAGAGATATTTGAGAGAAATCTTAAGTTAGTGACTCTTGTAAATAACGGGGATGAAGCAGAGTCTGTAAAAGCTCAACTAGATACCTGCTCATTTAAGACTGATTGGACGCTTTTTAAACAGAAAGCTGAAGAATTAAACTTTAAAAATATTATTAAAAATGATAGTATCTGGTATTCAACATTCTTTCAAACTAATAGATTATTAGAACTACTAGCTTAAATATTTTTATGAACCAAAACGAATTCGTTAATCCGCAACAAATCAGATCCCCATATACTGGAGAAACCTCCCGTCCTACATACAATACATATGATGCAGATGGTAAGACATACGAGCAAGCAGTTTTCTCCGACCCGGTAACTGGGCATATTATCAAGAAGGGTTTAGTATCAGTTAAAGATGCACAAACTGGTGAATTAATCGCTGATTATAATGGGATTATCAAGAGTGTTACAACTCAAAGTAGAGGTTAATATTAATTGATTACTGCTATTAGTATACTATAATTAGTATGTGATAGTCGTCCCAGAACAGTATACCGTACAAGTATTATACGAGAATATCTATAAGATAACGTATAATAAATATAGTCATTCATATAATGGTTGTTGTCCTATATGTAAAGAAGGATCTTCATGGGGTAAGAAGAAGAGGTTCTTTTATATCCCGAAAAAAGACTTAGCATATTGTCATAACTGCGGTTATAGTAAAAAGACGTTAGGATTCTTATTAGATGTTACTAGTAAGCCGCTTCATTTCTTAATAAATGAAATTAAAAACTTTGATGTGGTGATACAAATGCCTCGCGAAGAGGTTAAAGAGGAAAAGAAGGTAATAGATAAGAGCTTACCTGACGATTGCATTAATTTATCTGATACTAGTCAAGTAGAGTATTATAAAGATAATGCAGCAGTTATAGCAGCTTTAAACTTAATTAAAACGCGTAAATTAGATAAAGGTATTAATAAACCGAAAACGTTTTATATATCGCTAAAAGACCCGGTACATAAAAATAGACTTATCTTACCATTCTATGACGATAACGGAGATATTATATTCTACCAATCTCGAGGGTTAATGAAGAAGGATTTATTTGATAGACCGAAATATCTTAGTAAAGTAGGTGCAGAGAGAAGCTTATATGGTATGCAAAATATTAATCCCGACCTAGATTACGTTTTTATCTTTGAGGGTCCGATTGATAGCTATTTTGTAGAAAATGGTTTAGCTACTTGCGGTATTACAGAGAGAAGTGATAAGATGTTTACTGTATTGCAGAAGCAGCAAATCAATAAGCTTAATTTATATGAGAAGATTTACGTGCTAGATAATCAACGCTGTGATAAAGCTGCATTATTGAAGAGTATATCTCTAGCTGATAACAATGAAAAGGTTTTTATATGGCCGAAAGCGTTAAAAAGGTTTAAAGACTTTAACGATATATGCGTTGCTGGTAATAAAGACAAAATAAAACCTGAATTTATATTAAAAAATACTCATTCAGGTCTTAAAGCTAAATTATTATTAACTGAAATTAAGAATAGTTAATTATAGTTTACCACCCTTCATATATTACTTTATTAAAAAGGTGGTTAAATTTAAACGTCTGGATATAATCTATTAAGATGTAACCCTAAATCAGTTGCATCAATTTTATAATCATCTACATCAAGACTATTTATATCTTCGATGATACCCTGGAAGTCATTTAGTATAGGTTTTAAATCATTTTCTAATTCAGGTTTATTACGGAGAAGATCTTCAAGTCTTTCAAAAATATTACCTTCCTCAATATCGTAATCAGTATTACCAAAATCTTCATTTAAAGATGCGTATAGTTTATCAAATTTCATATATAAATAATAATACCCGTTTAAAGTTTTAAAAATCACCTTCTATAAGTGAATCATACGCTTTTACCAATTGAGGGTCATCAGCATAAGACTCTTGCTTTAATATATCAACAGCGTCGAATACCTTTTCAATTATTTGATTAATTTTGTCTTCTAATTCTGGTACTTCTTCTTTAAGTTGTTCCAGTAAATTTACAGCACTTTCGCCAGCATGATTTTCACCATCTTCTGCTTGAGGGTATGCGAAACCGTAATGCTCTTCAAATGCTTCAGCCCCGAACTGCTCGTAATATGAATCTTGTTCAGCACTAATAGCATCTTTACCTCTCATTATATTTTTTTCTCTGC